ACCGGAAGTAAGTCTTCTGCTTTCTCCTGTCGGATCAATGCATCTTGAAACTCCGGAATCGCCATTGCACGGAAATCGAATGTGGTTTCATCCTTATAAGACTTAAAATTCTGAAAAGAAAACTGGCAAAGCATTCTTTCAACTCCTTCCTGTTATTATTATAGCTCATTTTCAGTTTTTATTCTAGCATTTAAGAAAATTTCATTCTTATAATTAGTTTATAGGTATTTTTCTGATAGTAAAAGACCTCCGCTTTCATTTATGATAGAAAGCGGAGGTCTTTTTACGGCTTACTGTGCTACCCGAATTATCCTGCTCTTCTTTGTATCTCCAAGCCTCTTCCAATGTAAATTATTGGAATTGCTCAAAAAATGCCGTAATCTCTGTACTGCTCAGTTTCTTTTTATTATACTCTGCATAAATTCGACGTTCCCAATCTGCGTAGCAACCTTTCTTGCCACAAGGAGATGTATAGGTTGGAATGAGTCCGCCGCTCTTTGTCCATCCGTTGTCGTTGACAAGGTGGTCAAGATACTTTCTAATGTTCTTCTCATTTACAACTTCTGCACCAGCTTTTTTAAAGTCATGCGCAGTCCAAAATATTATCACTAGCACAACAACGACAACCAAAAGCATATTATCTCTCCTTACCTTTACTGCCAATCCGTGTAATTCTCATTGCCCATAAGGAACTCAAAAATCAGATTTGATTCATCTGCAATCTCATTATCAACTGTATTGAGATTTTCATATGCTTCAGAAAATTCATCTGTATTGTATGCGTAGTAAATATCAGCTTCCTGCTCAAATCCTCTGCTGTCGGTAAGTGTTGTAGTCTTTCCAGACTCAACATAGGTCAAGGAGTAATCACCCGACTCAGAAAAGCTCATTCCCTTGGCTGTAACGAGAACACAAGCATCGTCATTATAGCTGAAGAAACCGCCTTTATAACCGACCCACTCGCTAGAGCCATCACTAAAAGCATCGTTGAGTACGTCCAGAATGCTATTTCCTGTACTGTTAGACAGCTTCTGACTGATATAAAACGTATCGGTATATGCGTCCGGATATTCGCTCTGTGGTTTGATAAATCCTTTATATGTATCATTGAAAGCTTTATCAAACGAAGACGAGGTCACCAAAATGTTCCTGTACAAATTATATTCATACGGAATCCACTTCTCCACACCGCCTTCTGCATTTAGTTTATAATAGTAAGAATAAAGGTGTACGAAGCCACTGAACACATCAACCATTTTGATGTATGTTCCATGATTGGTATCACTAGGAATTGGGTCTTCCTCCATACAGGTTTCATAGAGTGCCTCTCTCCATGCTCTTGTGAAGAGTTTGAGTTCTTCCTCATTGTCTGCAATACCAAAAAATTTAGATTGGTCGCCTTTACTTGCACCGTCCGGATTTGCATAATTACGAAGAATTAAAGATTTATATTCATCAATCTTTTTTTGATCTTTCTCATTTTGCGATGCAGCCGCCGCTTCCGATTCTGCTTTTTCTTGAGCCGCTTTGGATGCCGCTTCCTCCGCTGCACGAGATGCGCTCTCGGCGGCTTCCTGAGCTTCTATGGCAGCTTGAGAAGCCGCCGCAGCCTCTGATTCTGCTTTTCTTTTCGCTAATACTTCTGGTGAAAGATTAGTTTCTCCAAGCTGAATACCCGCTATCATTACAATAGAAGATAATAGTATCAGTGCAATTTTCTTAAACTTAAATGCCGGAATCCTCTTCGTAATTGGCGGAAGAATTATCACGCCGCCCAATATAATAAGGATAATGGCGGGCATCGTATACTCTCCAATATATGCTAGTCCACTTAATATATAGCATCCGCCAATAAACCACTGAAGTATTCTTTTAACTTTATTCAACATATTGCCGCCTCTTTTACATTTCGAGTGTTTTATATGTGCGCCAAGTCAAAGCACAACCCACCTTTTCCGTTCATACCTATCGCTTACCATTACCGCTGGAAGTGCTATGCATCAACCCGACCTGCGTCTGCTTTTACCTATAAAGACGATTTCCCGTAGAAAGTCTATGAAAGTGATTTCGCAGACGCTTACATATTCTTCAATACTTTATGACCAACTACGCGTATAGAAGTTCCACACTTTTGACAGTGGATATGCATTATATGTATTGCGATACATATTATTTACATCATTGGGGTATTTCATCTGTGCACCAATCGCCTCATTCGCAAGATTGGAAAGTTCTTCCAAATCAGCATAAGAACAGTCCGGTGCCAAAAGGTAAGCAAAGTTTTCTTCTACATATACTCCAAGGCTATTTGTGTAGCCAAGTTTAATTAAAACCGGATTGAGATCATCGTATGTATTACCTGGCTGATAATAACCATTCGGAGCATTCACACGGACATTGTACGCTGTACCATCACTTGCTAAAATATACCCATCATACACGCTATTAACGCCATTATTCTCTATGACATTCCCAAGGCGAATCGTCATAGCCCCAGTATTGTAGTAATCAGACTTGTACGCGTGCTGTGCTCCAAATCTACGAACTGCTTGGAATTGCTTTCTCTCATTTAAGAATGTCTTATTCCCCCAAGCAATTCCTTGGAAGATAGTGTAGTCATATCCTCTTTGGATGTCATAATTTGATCCATCATATCCAAGCCGAAGGTAAACATTGTCGATATAGTGCAAATACAGGTCATCAAAACCAGCACAAACTGCACAGTGAGGCGGATTATCAGGATTTATCCTTGCAGCATAATCTTCTATTAAGGTCTTGGAAATCCCCTGCATAATTTCATACTCAGAGTAGTGATTATTGATTTCCGCAATTTGGCTTTCTGTCAATGTGTCGGCATCCGCAATCTCACGTACCTTTGCGGTCGTCAAATCAGAGTTTCCAAGCCAATCTGTTTGAGCTGAAGCAGGCAAAGCTATTACGCTAAATAGCATCACCGTTGCTGCCAACATCGACGCGATTTTCTTTTTCATTTGACTTTTCCTTTCATTTTTTCTCTACGACCTTAAATCGTATGAAGCTTTTCATCGTTGCCAATTATCAAACAAGACAAATGAACCACCTCATATTACGATTTATCTTGTTAAAATTATACGATTTATAGAATTACCTGTCAAGGCATCCACACTTAAAATCGTAAGTGGCACTACGATTTATCTAAGGA